AGTACCTGGAACGTCATTGAAATATGCTCTGTATGTCCATGTTAAGAAGTCGTCTGTGTTATCACAAACGGAATCCGACAAAGAATTACCTAGTGTACCTGGATAACGTGCAATGAAAGCACCGTATGTACCGTTGTTGTTCTGGTTTAGATAAGATGCTTGGAACACATCACTGTTTTTCACCAACAATGCTGTACCACCTGTCGCATTTTTTGCACTTGAACCCACAACTCGAACAACATTCAAGTTGTTTCCGTATGCTAAAAAGTTTGCTGCTGTCAGAAATGAAATTGCTGATGCTTCTGTTGGTTTGCCAAAACGATTTACTAAGTCTACTTCGCTTGAAATTTGTGTAATTTTTTCTACTGGACCCCAATTAAAGTAACCAGCGAACGCACCGGCAGTGGTGGATACAGAAGGAACAACAGTTGTTTGATCCACTTCTGATACACTAACGCCTGGAGATAGTTGAAACGCCATTTGTTTTCTCCTTGATATTATTATGTTTCTTGGTAGTAAAATACCATATGAGATATTTATGTAAGGCTGGTTTTACAACCTACCAAGTCTGTCTTGTATGAAAGATGCATAGGTTTCACCACCATTTGCAACTTCCCACATGTCGCCACCAACCATCTCAAACCCGTGGTCTAAACCATCATCAATAATTGGTTCTGGTAACATATTCTCATCCATTTGGTTCATGTTTTCCAACTGGATTTGTTTACGTATGTCGTGGTTAACGATTTCTTTGAAGTATTGTTGGGTAGTTGCCCAAGCAAAAACAACCAAAGACATTACCAAGTCATCATTTGCACCTTCGGCAGCTTTGAATGAGTTGTTTTTCTGTTCAAAGGTAGTTAATTCTGAGTAAGTATCAAAGTCTACAATCTCCAACTTATCACCTTCAATCAAGGTCTTCAGGTTGGAACAACCAATTGCCTTAACTTGAGGTGACATTTTCAGACCCATCTGTATACCACGTGCAAAACCTGCACTCAGTTGTTGTGGTTTCTTATTGCCTGTGAAGATTTTCCATAGGTTCTCATATTCAAAATCGGTATGTAAAGAGTCGGCAACCTGTGGATTGTTGTTAATTTCAACCAAAACATATGCATCATTATACATTCTTGCCGCATTATAAATGACGGTTGGAAATAGAATAGGTGAGATGGACGAACTTGCGTATGATGCCACCTGTCGATATGGTGTGGTGGAGATATCAATAATTTGAAACGCCGAACTGTCCAGGTTCTTACCTTCTGATACGTCAACTGTGATACAATACAAGTGGTCTGTTTTATCACCAACTTCTTGTTTCTTACGCATCTCATATATCTTCAACATATCATGTTGTGCCATCGGATCACGGTATGCAATTTGTTGCAGTTTATAACCAGATACCAGAGTGTTGGAAGAACCTAAGAACTCAGTTTCAAATTCTTGTCTGAACTGACGTTCACTTGTGTTACGTATGGTTTCTTCTTTCCAAGCTTGGTCACGACCTGGTACCATAGACCAGTGAATTTCAAAGTTCTTGTAACCGTTCTTATTGTTGATAGAATCCATCCACAACTTGTAAAACAGGTTCATACCGTTTGGTGTTGAAACGATAATAATCTTGGATGTTTTACCAGATGAGATAACGGGATATACAGAGTTAAAGAATTCTTCAGCGATGTTGTTTGGAACGAACGCAAATTCATCTAAGAATACGCAGTTGAAAGAACCACCACGAACCGCAGAACTGGAAGTAGATGCTGCAATAATCTTAGAACCGTTCTCCAGTTCAACGTTACCCTTGTTCCAAGTTACAACACCTTGTTGCAGCCACATAGGTAAGTTTTCATATGCCAACTGGTACTTAGCCAAAATATCACGTGCCAAAGAACCCTTGTTAGCCAGAACGGCCACGTTTTGTGTGTCTTGAAAGATGGTTAACCAAAGAAGATATGCAACTGATGTGGTAGTTTTACCAACCTGACGAGGACATTTTGTGATTGAGAAACGGTTTTCGTGGTAGTTCTTAATCATCTTCTTTTGGAAGTCCCACATCTTAAACTTCATCAAACCAACGTCAACGTTAACGATGGTGATATAGTTTTCAGCAAAGTAAATGGGATCCTTAGAACACTTGATGTATTCATCAATCTGTTCTTGTGTATATTCTACCTTGACACCAACCTTTTTAAGTAAGGGGTTGTCCCGGTAACTGTCTTTATCATCTAATTTGGTACTCATTGTTTACCTTTGAGTAACTTACTCAATTCATCCGTTGAACCAATGAAAACAGCCTTGTCAATCTTGGTGTCACCGGACTCTTTCTTGGCACCGGTGATATCACGAACCTTTTTCTGGTTGTCCATTAACTTGTCATTGAGGTCACCAACGTTTTTCAGTAACGTGGCAAACACTTCAAACGCACGTGGGTGTTGACCTGCTTTGGCAATTTGTAGAATTTCTTCCAAACCGTCTTTACCCACATCAATCAAGTCTTGTAGGTTACTCTTGGTTTGGTCATAGGCATCACCTAAGTCTTGCTTAAGGTCAACGCCGTCCAAAGGTGTAGGACTTTCGTTGGAAGTTTTTACCAACGGTTGAGGTTTATTCTCAACCGGTGTCACATCAAAAATCTTTTCCATATTCTTATCAAAATCACTCATATTTTATTACCAGGTATCGGTACTCCATAAAACACGTTTCCAAATATCATCGTTGCCATCAGTGTAGTCCGTTGTGCAATAGAATAGATATGCAGCATCCGCAGCAATATCATTAGTTAGGTCACCTAATTGACCCTTACTTGTTACGGGTGCAGACACAAATTGCAGTCTTGAGTTGGCTTCATTAAATGCGGACTGTGCCAAGTTGTTTGATGTATTGGCTTGATTGAATGCTGCGTTCGCAAGTATATTTGTGGTGTTCGCTTGTCCATATGCGCTGTTGGCATATGATCCTGCATTATTAGCCTTGTCGTATGCTGACAATGGCCATGCACCAACTTGAACCGAACCGTCTGGGAACACTAGATTACCATTTGCACCGAAAGTCCAACCATGTACAGTTTCATTGAAACCGTCAATTTCTCTGGTGTTTATGATTAGGTGTTTATCTTGTTGTGTGGTGATAAGCAAAGCGTCATCAAAATCATAGATTGATGCATTATTGAATTGTAGTTGGTTATCTTTCAAATCAAGATTGCCACCCAATACACCACCGGTTTGTACGTTCAATGAATTGTTTGATAAGGTGTATGCAACATTTGCTTTATCAAAAGATAGGTTTGCGGTAACATACGCATTTGATGCAACTGTTGAACCCGTATTTGCTTGAGTGAAAGCACCATTTGCATAATCGCCAGAATTGTTGGCCTTGGCAAAACCTGCAGCAGCCAAAGAACTGACACCTGTGATATCTGTATTCTGTGACGAATTGATTGCCGCAATAAACTGAACGTTTGATAACAATTCTTGAGTAATTAAAGATACACTTGCGTTTGCATATGCGTATGCAGAGTTTGCCAAATCATAACCAGAATTGGCCTTATTGAAAGATGCTTGCGCAGAATCATAAACTTCTGTAAAGTTTGCATTGATTTTAATCGCAGCACCTCTAAGTGTATCACCTGTTCCATCGTTTGCTGTGTTGCCAGTATTGATAACTTGTTTTGACATATTACTTACTTTCTGTTATTGTTGTACCTGGAGTGTTAACTTTATCCATTGTTGTGCTTGTATTGCCACTATCCATTGTAAACTCTGTGTCATCTATTTTAATTACTGGTTCCACAGCAGCATAAGAATCAATCTGTGCATACTTAAATGGAGTTACATTATATGATGAGAATAGGTAATTAGAACTTGTGGTATAACCGTAGATTGGTTGTGTGGAGATAAAGTTTCCTGCAATCTCTTTCAACTTCAATTTCTTATTGGTCCATTCAACTACTCTGGCAGAAGCTGTGGCATTCTGTAACGAATAACCTTGGTAAACAAATTCGCCTTGTTGATAATCACCAACACCACTGGTTGGAACCATAGTAAATTCAACTACATCTTCTTCTGTAATCTTTTCCAATATATTGGTGATTGAGTGTGTGATGAGTTTAGTGGTTGAAACTGGACCAAATAGGTTGGCTTTTACTGTGAAATTAAGTGTCCAGATAATTGTTCTTGTGTCACTACTTCTATCTCCTTCGTAGGTAACTTCTTGTTCTACGTTATTCAATATCACAGGAACTTCTTTGATGATACCCATTTCAGGAATCATATTCAATTTGATGGTATAATCCGGTGTAAAGTAAGGAATAATATGTTCGATTACTTGTGTACCATCTTCAATGTTGCGTACATAAAGATATAGATTAAAATCCAAATCATAGGGAACAGGGTTGTATTGTCCTACAACACCATTGGCACCTTGATGGAAATTCTTTACGTTTGTGTTTTGTTTTCTGGAAGAATCATATCTTAGGCCTGTCATCTCAAAAGATAAACGAGGCAAAGTTAATTGTACTTTTTTATCTAAGTTGTAGTCTGCTTCCAGTCTTTGTACATAGTGTTCTTTAGATGCATACGCAATAGGAACAAGAAAACGTTCGGCCTCAGATTGGTCTGGATTGTATCTGACCATGGTAATCTCATTGAATAGATTACCAAAACCAACCACAATTTTACGAATGATACGATTATATTGTATTGTTGCCATTATAGACTTCCGAATGGGTTGGTTTCACTGAAATCAATGATTGAGTTGGCCTGTTGTTCGATATACAGGTTGTCATACTTCTCGTTATGTAGATTTACATCCAACGGATCAAATGTTGTTAGTGTGAATTCTGCATTACTTGTTGAACCAATAATTGGATACAAGTCACTAAACTCACCTGCAATATTGGTAACAGATAATGTATTTGATGTTGAATCCCAATTCGATACTGATGCCACAGTAACTGCATTGGCCTGTGTGTCGTCTGGTGATTGGAACACAATCTCTTTATATAGATAATCTCCTGTACCACTTGCCAATTCAAGGTCGATGGTATAGGCTGAGTTGTCAACCACAATATCAATTTCTGGTACACCAGTGTTGATAACTTCTTGTGAATATTTGAATTTCTCCATTTCCAATTCATAGAAATATGGCACTTTACGTCCTAGTGTGAAGAAATCTTTGGTTTGATTGACGAATTTAATCTCAAACAATTCACCTGTACCGTTTAAGAATGGTACATAGATTAAGTCACCTTCACGTGGACGAGTGAATGTGTTTTGTGGTACTCGTTGTGAGAAGGTACGTTTAGAAACAATAACGTTGACGTTGTTCTTAATTTCCAAACCGAATTTGGAGAAGAATTCTTTTTCACCCATGTATTCCAATGAAGAAGAAAGGTAGAATTCCACAGGGAACGCAGACTGAAACTTCTTAACCGGATCTTCACCGTATAACAAGTCTCTGGCTTGGTCGTTATCATTAGGCAAATACATGCCATCAAAACCCATAATTTTAATGGATTCTACGATTAAATCTTCTACAACTCTTTGTTCATGTATAGCGTTGTAACTATTGAAATACTGTGATGTTGCCATATTAATTCATGTACCATTCTAGGATGCCACCGTAGTTCTTCTCCATATCCTGTTCAAGTCTACGGATTTCAACTTCTGCATCGTTGTAAATCTGGTCACCATTCAATACAACACCACCAGGTAGTTGCATACCACCAAACTTTTTAAGGTTGGAACCCCATTGTTTCTTAATCAACTCGGTTGCATACTCTTTCAACCAACGGTCATTGTAGACACGACCATAGTAATCTGGGTTGATTGTGGTATAACATTCAATGATGGCTGTAGTTCCTACTGGAACCTGTGACGAATCCCATGCCCAATCAATAAACAATCTCTGCATGTGTCGTTGGAATCTAACTGGAGTTTCACCAGTAAACATCAATTCTAACGAACGTAGGTGTTGTTGTGTCAGTGTATAGTTGATGTAGGACGCTGATGTGAAGTCATATAGTTCATTCAGACGTAATTGATAACGCAAATCAAACATATTGATTGTGGTTGATGTGTCTGAGATTGGGAATACACGAGTCACACCAACAACCTCGGTTGCATTGTTGGATGAATCACGAACGGAAGTCAAGTCCAAATAATGGTTTTGGTTGTCTTGTTCAGTGATTTTGTGAATGTAATATGTTTTTTGCAGACCGTCAAAATGATAGTCTTGCCAATACAACAAGGCATCATCAATACGGTCCTCGATTTGGTCATCATCCACGTTAATGTCGATAACAGGAAAACCAAGTCGTCTTAGGCAGTATTCTTTAAATTGTGCTCTACTTGTGATTGTAGACATTACTAAATCTCCTTATAATAAGGTATTTAGTTTGTTAGAATGTGATAGTTCCTGATGACAAGAATTGATATATTTGATATATGTAACCCGTGGAAGTATCTGTCCATGTATAGTTGAAGGATCCTGTGGCTGTGGGTGTTATGTATCTGTTTGTGCCATCATCAATTAATACTTTAATTACACAAATACCGGAACCACCGGCGTTACCGGCACCGATTGCACCACCACCGCCTCCACCGCCGCCGGTGTTTGCTTGTCCTGCTTCTGCTTGTTGTGCTCCTGTTAGTGAACCAG